AACTATTTGGTTTGTAACAATGTTCATTGCCATGGCGTTGATTGAAAAGTCTCTCCGACCAAGGTCTTGTTCGATGGCAACTCCAACGCCAGTCAGTTCAAAGGCACCGTAACCTGAACCATTGGACTTTTCTGTTCTGGACAGGGCAACCTCATCACCTTCGACAAGGAAGACGGGAAAGCTTGTGCCGACTAGAGGTGCGTCAGGAAAGTTAGCCTTGAATTCTTCCAGTGAGGCACAGACTACGAAATCTGTATCATTAACAGGAAGATCAAGAATGTGATCTCGGACGGCACCACCAACAACGAAAGTTCTGTCGGCAAGCTTGGAATTTTTTAGTGTTTCATTCGTTATCTTCATAACTGTATTATACGCTTTTAAAAAATAAAAGTCAAGCTTTTTATCGCGAATAAATAAAAGCAGAGGAATAAACTTTTCTCTCCGCTGGCTTCATGTTTGCTGGTGATAATTTTCGATATACCACCTTATGTTTATCAGTATAAAAATCTTTTGGTACTTCATTATTTTCAAAAAAAATAACTAAATATTGTTTTGATGGAGTTTTGATAATTTTCATAAGATATCCTTTTCTTTTATTTATAAATAAATGAAGCTAATATAAATTTTCTTTCGAAAGGAATTTTCCACATGTCATTACAGTATTTTGACTTGAACTCAGTCACAATCGAAACTCGATTCGCACCGTGGACGCACGGACACGATATCGATGCTATCACTGGTCTAAGAGCCGAACTTGATGCCGCGCAATCAGGGTTAACCAGCACCTCAGATATTTTGTTTCATGATGCCGTTATTTATGGCGACATGGTTCCAAACACTTCTGGTGGTCAAAGTTTAGGTTCCACTACTAAACATTTCGGCACAGCTTGGATTGACGAACTTCACCTTGCCCAAAACACTCTGTATCTCGGAGATACACCAGTTATTGGTACTAACCAAGATACCGTTGAAATCAAAGCTGATACTGATCAAAATATTACTTTGAAAACGCTCGGCACCGGTGAATCTAAAATTACATCCCAAAACGGTGTAGAAATTTCTAACTCTGGTTTAAATGGTCAAATTGCCATTCAATCTACAGGATCTGGTGGTATGGTTAGTTTTGGGGCGACAAGTTCTATTAACTTTACTGCTCCTGATGCTAATTTCTCTGGTGATATTGAGGTTACTGGACATACAGTATTCAATACCGCCACCTTTACCAATGATGTTGTTTTCCAAGGTGACAACATCCAGATGGATACCACGAACTTCACTGCCGAAGATAACAGAATTACCCTAAATTCAGGTGAGCAAGGTAATGGCGTTACTGCTGGCTTCGCTGGCTTCGATATTGATCGTGGCACTTTAGCTTCTTGGCAATTTGTGTTCAATGAAGCCACAGACACATTTGAATATGGTCCGGTTGGAGGCACTGCTAATGTTGTCGTTTCAAAGGCATATGTTGATGGAGTTGATGCCCTGAAACTAAATGCTGCCCTTTACACAGCAGCGGATGTATTTTCAAAAGTTAAATCTTTAGATGGTTCTGGTTCGGGTCTTGATGCTGATCTCCTTGATGGTCATGAAGCCACATATTTTGTTAAATCTGCTTCGGATTATATGGATGCTATTCAGTCAATCGACGGTTCGGGTTCGGGTCTTGATGCTGACCTTCTTGATGGTGAAGAAGGCGCTTATTACGCTCCACAAGGTTCAACTTATACCAAAACTGAAGTTGATAACATTGCCGCTATTAAATTGGATTCTTCTTTATACACCAATGCCAGCGTCCTTTCCAAATTGTCAAATGTTGACGGTGCTGGTTCGGGTCTTGATGCTGACCTTCTTGATGGTCATGAAGGAACATATTTCGCTACCGCTAGCCATACCCACTCATCAACTTATTTGGGTCTGACTGCTAAGGCAGCGGATGCCAATAAACTTGACGGTCACGATTCTACTTATTTTGCATCTCAAGATTCTACTTATACCAACACTGAAGTTGATACTATTGCGGACACAAAACTTGATTCCTCAAGTTATACTGCCGCGGATGTATTTTCGAAAGTTAAATCATTAGATGGCGCAGGAAGTGGTCTTGATGCTGATTTATTAGATGGCCATTCTTCCACTTATTTTGCTCCACAATCTTCTACATTTACAAAAACAGAAGTCAACAATATTGCGGCGAACAAACTTGATTCCAGTGCTTATACGGCAGCTGATGTTTTGGCAAAAATTAAAACTGTAGATGGAAATGGAAGTGGTCTCGATGCTGATACACTTGATGGACACAATTCAAATTATTTCTCAGCTTCAACACATAACCACAATGCGAATTACTTAGGTATAACCGCTAAAGCGTCCGATGCCGATAAACTTGACGGTCACGATTCGTCATATTTCGCAGTTGCTGGTTCAACGGATACTTCTTCAGAAGTTGACGCTAAAATTGCGGCACTTGTTGATTCTTCACCTGCGGCACTTGATACATTGAATGAACTCGCCGCCGCTCTAGGTGATGATCCAAACTTTGCCACTACGGTTAATAACAATATTGCCGCAAAACTGGATTCCAGTGCTTACACGGCTGCGGATGTTTTAGCAAAAATTAAAACTGTTGATGGAAGTGGCTCTGGTTTAGATGCTGACCTGTTTGATGGTCACAGTTCAGGTTCATTTTTACGAAGTGACGCAATCGATACCGCTACCTCAAAAATCGTCTTTAATGGCGGACTTAATACTGTTGGTCTACAAATAAAAAGAACTACGTCAGCATCAACTGGTGATGATATTGTCAATTTGAGTGTTGATGATTCTGGCCTTATTTTTAGTATTGATAATGATAATGATGGTGATAGTGGTTCTTATAGATTTAATTATCGTACGGCAGGAGCTGATTCTGCCCTTTTGGCCTTTTCTCCTACTGCCATAACATATAAAGGCAATAAAGTTTGGCACGCAGGAAATGATGGTTCTGGTTCAGGTTTAAATGCTGATATGCTTGATAGCCATTCAGCAAGTTATTTCTTGGCAGCTAGTGCTTATACGGCAGCTGATGTTTTAGCAAAAATCAAAACTGTAGATGGAAGTGGTTCTGGTCTTGATGCTGATACACTTGATAGCCATAGTGCTTCATATTTCCTATCAACAACCGGCAAAGCAGCAGATTCTAATTTATTGGATGGAGTTGACGGCACTTATTACAGAGGTAGAAATTATGGTGCTACCAGTCAAGATCCAGATTTGGCTACATATCCAAATATTTTATCTAATCATGCTAACTCTCCAAATGCGGCTTCTTATTGGCACATAACAACAACTTTTTATTCAACTATTTCAAGTACAGCGAATAGAGGTCAAATAGCTGTCCAGTATAACGGTGGAGCTAATTTTGCGGTATACGCAAGAAGTTGTTATTCCACAACTTGGACTCCTTGGACTCGTTGTGATAATAATGGAACAGCAGCGGATTCTACACTTTTTGGTGGACATCCTGTTTCATATTTCTCTGCTAGTACACATAATCACAGCACTACTTATCTTGGAATCACTGCCAAGGCAGCGGACTCTGATAAACTTGATGGTTTGAATTCTACTCAGTTCTTGAGAAGTGACGCCAACGATGATATGTCAGGCAAATTGACTATAATTAAGAATGTTGGTACTACTCCAACTTATTCAGGTGGCCAATTAGAACTGAAAAATACCGATGGGGGTGATGTTTCTATGGGATTCCATAGAAGTGGGTTCACTGCCTGTCAATTGCGCCATGAATCTAATGGATTGATTCTTTCAGGAACATCTCCAACATCAGCAGCCAATCTTAATGTTTTAGGTTCAATCAAACAAAACGGTGCCCAAGTTTGGCATACCGGCAATGACGGTTCGGGAAGTGGTCTTGATGCTGATCTTCTTGATGGACATCAAGCAAGTTATTTTTCTGCTTCAACTCATGCCCATGCCGCATTATATTTGGGTCTTCATGCTAAAGCCGACAATGCCGATAAATTGGATGGCATAAATTCTTCATCCTTTTTGAGATCCGATATATCAACTGTTAGTTCGGGTGATTTGACAATTTCTAAATCTAATCCTTGGTTAACTCTTGATTCTCCTAGTAGTGGTGGTAATGGTACTGATCAAGGTGCTGGTATTTCAATTGGTGAAGGTGGTAAAAAAGGTGGAGCTGCCCTTCATTTAACTTATACTGGTGATGGTTATGGTCACATTGGAATGGGAGCAGTTGATGGAACTTCAGGTTTGCCTGCTTACGAAGCCATAACACTTAATTACACTTCTAATACAGTTAGTTTTTTAGGTGCTGTAAGTATGGCATCGAATTGTTATGTAACTGGTGCTGTTTCTTCTAGTAGACTTTATTCAACAGTTGCTACAGGAACAGCTCCATTGAGTGTTGCTTCAACAACAAAAGTTGCTAATCTTAATGCTGATTTGCTTGATGGTTATTCCGCCAGTCATTTCTTGGCTGCGACTGCAAAAGCAGCCGATTCTGAAAAAGTTGACGGAATCAACGGTGCTTCCCTGCTTCGTTCGGATGCTACGGATTATCAGACTAACACCATTTATACCAGAGGTTATCTCGTTGCTGAAACAGCTTATCGTAACAGAGGTATTTACGGAACATATGACAATACCAAAACTCAGCACATCTGGTCAATGGGAGTTGGGTACAAAAATGCTGCCGACGGTGCAAGTTTTGGTAATCTGTATGGCTTAGCTTACAAATATAACGGTTCGGCTGGTGGTCACGGAGTTTATCTTGTAAACAATGGTTCTGCTCTTTGTGGTATGGGCACAAACCTTTGGACTTCTGGTATTGTTCTTGGTCAAGCTACTTCAGCCCGTTATGCTGACCTCGCTGAAAAATATACAGTCGAAGGTGGCTTAACTGAGCCTGGACAAGTTATTCTTCTGGGTAGTAAAAAAGCGGATGCTAGAATCTCGGATGCTATGGCTTCTCAACAAGTTCTTGGTGTTGTCAGTACCAATCCTGGTTTGATGATGAACTCTGAACTTGATGATGGTCATTATGTTGCTCTTAAAGGACGTGTTCCTTGTTTCGTATTTGGACCATGTGCTGCTGGTGATCCACTTGTTTCTTACAAGAATGGTATGGCAATCAGCATCAATCACCCAATGGTAGCTTCGTTAGGTGATCTAAGCAAAACTCCTGGAATCATCCTAGGTAAAGCAATTGAAAGCACAGAAGAAAAAGGTCAAAGTACCATTGAAATTGTTGTATTGTAAGGATTGATTGTTTAAATAGAGAAGGGCCCTTCGAAAGTTGGGCCCTTTTTTAGTTTAGTTTAATTATTGGAGCTCTCATGGTGATCGGGCCACCTGAGGTAATGTTCGTCTTGGAACCTACTCGAACTTTCCAGTTGGATCCAATTTTTTCTTCTTTGTTCTTGCTAATCTTTGTCTTTCGGTTTCCCAGAATTTCCTCAATCTCATCCTTGTAAATTTTCACTTTATGGTTCTTGTGAATGAACTCGATGTGGTCTCCGGAAATCTCAACTTTCATATCTCCGTTCGTGATCTGGAGATAATCTCCCTGAATCTTATCCGTTTTCATCTTAGGTTCGATATTGGTATACGTACCGTTGGGATGTAGAATATAGATCCGCTCATTACCTGCAGTCTCATCAACCAAAATCACATGACCTGCATGTGTCTCAGTAACGACACGAACCTTTCCGTATTCCCCAGCTTCAAGTTGAGGCTTGATGTCCTTCTCAGGAACGTCTCCGCCAGCCGAATTATACCTAATTTTCGAGTCTGGAACCGTTTTGCCTTTGGAAACTCCGTCAGTTCTGGAGGTTTTTCCTTCTTCCTGCGGAATGTTCTGCTGTTGGTATCTGGACGTGGTACTTTCGTTATCTATTTTCTTTAGGAAATCACTCATGAGGATAGACTCCGAACCCAGCCGAGCCACAGGATCTTCATAGGTTCTTTTGTATCAGGAAACTGAACGTAAAGGAAATCTCCTACGTCTGGAATGTCACCTGAGGAAAATTTGGAGAACGCAAGGCGATCAGCCCAGATAGCATTTTCCAGTTTATCGTTGGTCATGTCGTGTATGCCGATAACACGCACCAGAACACGCTCCATTGCTTTAGGATCGTTATTATCGACCACTAAGGCAATGTGAATGCCGCTTAATGGAACGTCTGAGCCTGTTACTTGCCAGTCTTGTTTTTTCATTGGTTGTCCTTAAACTGAGAAGTCTTTTTCCACTGGACTAAATCGCTTCTATCAAGTGCGCCAAAACCGTCTCGGCATAGAGTCATTGCTTGACTATAGGCATCATTTTTGAAAATGTGATTAATGTTTCTGATTAAGTAGTGACCTTCCAAAAACTTATGTCTTGTTTTAGTATCCACTTGGGACTTGATACTAGGAAAATCAAATTTCACGATCATTCCTGCGGATCTATTGGTATTACCCGGCAACATCAAATTAAATTTCAACATATCTGTGTATAGGTTACAGTATCTATCATTTCTTTGACCATCAATGTAGTTATTAAATTCTTTTTCGGTTCGTCTTTTCTGTTGATGTATTGGTCCAAAACTTCTGGATATACTATTAAATTCTTCAGTACCATGTTTCTTCAGTAATGGCATAGTTGGAGCCAGGTGAAATAGATCCAATTCATCAACAGGTTTCGATGAGGTATACACTTTAGTATGGTCGTAATCAAAAGCAATCGAGTCGCTTTGATAAACACCTTGATTCAGATATCGTAAAGAATCATAGTAAGATTCCAGAAATATTTTTTCAACATTACCATCATATATCACGTTTTTTGTACCAAAGATAATATCGGAGGAATGCTTTCCCCATTCACCATCAAATAACCAATCAAGCGTTATACTTGTTACCGATTGTAAATTAAGATTATCATAAAGAGTATAACCAGCTTCTTCAGGTTTACCATGCATACCGTTCATGAGATACTTAATGGAATGTGCTACAGTCCAATTAGGAAAGACTATCCGCTCAATATTTGTGAAGTTTGCCGGATAAACTCCTTGAAAACTTCCTCCACACTCGTTCACGATCAAATCTTCCAGAATATCTTCATAGGTAACGTTCTTGTAGGCTTTTGAAACTTGTTTAGTGATTGCTTTGAACCACCATTCAGAACAAAAGTGGAGAACTGTCAGCGGAAAAGTATGTTCAATATCGATTTGACCGCCATCAGCAGAGGTGATAATTCCTTTGAATGTGAAGGCAGCATTACTCTCAGTTTCAGTATCAAACATCAATTCGATGGTATCACCAGCAAACACTTCCCGAAATTCCAAAAGAGCTTCCCGGTCTTTAATGGCAGCTGTACCTGTTAGGGCAGGAGTTGTTAATCCTTCATAGATATTAATAACGTCCACGTTACCAACGTCAATATCATTGCCCGCAATCGATATTTTTTTGAGACTAAAGTTATCGGCAGTTTGACTCATTATCTATCCTTTAAAATCGCTTCTCGGAATTGCCAAACAACATCAGCAATGATAGTTTCTTTAGGTATATAAATTTCTCTACGGAGTTCGTTTGCTTCTGCTACTAATTTATAATACACATTCTTAGGATATTTTCCTTCACGTTCTTCCAAAATCCCTGCGAAGTCCACAACTTGTTCTTCAGTCATCGGCATATCGAAAAACGGATTTCTGATATCATTAAAGATAGCTATAATCCACCAATAATCGATGGTCTTGTAGAATTTTTGACTGATATTTTCAATTCTTTCATCAGTACCAATATTATACTTGAAGAAACTGGCACCATCCCGTTTATATCTTTCCAAAATTCTGTGTTGTTCAAATAAATTTTTAATCTTTACCTTAACAGGCTGTAAGTTGGAAAATTTCAATTCGTATTTGTCATCCGAAAAGTTCTTGAGGAACTTGGAAAGATCAATTTCCATTTCTTTCAGTTGATCAAAATAACTAAAATGTGTAGATTTATTTTTAGACATACTTTAACCTTTTTTAGTGTCGATATTGTTCCAACCTGGACGCAAGGATTTGAACGTCAAGTTTAGCGTTGTTTGGATTGGCGTACCATCGTTATAGAACAATGTTTCGTTCGCTCCGCCGCCATGTGTAGCCGAATAACCTTCAAGAACCATATTTTGATATGAAAATAAATCTGAATGGACATTCTTACTCGATACTCCGCTTTTGGCTCCTTTTTGAGGATTCACGTAAATGTCAAAAATAGGTGGATATTTCATCCAAATTTTATCACCTGAGGTATCCAATGTTGGTTGGGACCACTCACGAAAATATTTGATAATTCTCAAAATCATTTGACCTTCTTCAGGTGATTGTGGAGAAAGATCAAAATTTAGGGATATACTGTATCGACCAACTTCGTCTAAAACTAGGACCGATGTAGGTTTCATCGTTAAACCACTCTTGGCACCTAAGTTTGTTTTGAGATTTTTCACTGATCCTGCAGCGTATTTATCAGCCATTTGCAGACCCATTTGCTTACCTGTTTTGGATAAATTTTCCCAAAAATTTCCGCCCTGAAAGTTCTGTATGAGCAAAGAAGGTTCTTCCACGGACCAGGTGGAGTTCACTCCTTGAACTAATCCTGTTGGAATATAAAAATAACAATCTTTAATCTTCTCAGATTTTTTATTCTCATCTCCAGGAACGTCCGCGTCAGGTAATGAATAAGTTTTCGCAGTTATTTTAATATGCGAAAATTTCTTAATATTCATTGGATATGTTAAATCATCTGCCATAATTTTAACCTTACATATTGTCCATCAATTTGTTTCCAAAATTGTGATTGTCAGAAGTGCTTATGTTTCCACCACCAGAAGGTTTAGGTGCTGCTGGAGCTGGCGCAGCGGCTGGAGCTGGAATAACAACAGCTTGATTTCCATTTTCTTTTTGATTTTTAGCTCTTTCCGCTTCTTTACCAGCTTCAGAATAAGCATAGTTGCCACCATGTTCTTTCGCATTTTTAAGGAACGTATCTCTTTTATTGGACAAAGTTTGTTTATCTTCATCCCTAATGGATCTTCTAATTTTACTCATAGCATGTAAACGATCTTTTTTAGAAGCGCCTTTCATTCCATCAGTATCTTTAATTTCATTCCATTGTTCATCGAACCGAGATTTTCTGGATTTATATAAATCTTTTTTATCTTTGTCTCCGTATTGTCTGTCATATGCCCAAACAGATTTTTCACCTGTGGTTGGATCGATTCCACCGTTATCGAGAGTTGGAGCGTATTTTTCATGAGAACGAACCGTAACATGCTCTTTTCCACCAGTGACTGTTTCGGTCACTTTTTTTGATGATGTTGAAGTGGTTTTCGAATTTTTATTTTTGGCGGAATTCTTTTTCGCAAAGTCATCAAAAATACTATCATCACCAAAATTATCAAAATCATCTTTCTCGTAATTGTCTTCCTTATATTTTTTCTTTAATTCGTCACGTTTTTTTCTTCTTTTGTCATCTTCATCAATTTCCGCGTCGGTTGCGGTCATCCACCAATCTTCATCATCCTTATGTTGATCTTTGAATTCATCTGGAATAACAAGTTCTTCTGGAATATCAAGTTCTTTATCGATTCTATCCAAAAGAGATTGTTTTTTAGTGGCTCTTTTTGGTGGTTTTGCTGCCGTAGCTTTTTTGGCTTTTACTGGCTCAGTTTTTACTGGCTCAGTTTTTACTGGCTCAGTTTTTACTGGCTCAGTTTTTACTGGCTCAGTTTTTACTGGCTCAGGTGCCGCTAAAGGAACTTCCGCTTTTTTCGCGTCTTCTTTGATTTTCTTTCTGCGTTCGTAATCTTCGGTTCCTTCACCATCATAGCCACTTTCTTTTCTGAGTTTATAAACTCTCTCAAATTCTTTTTGTTTTGAGGCTTCCTTAGCGTCCTTTTCTTCTGGAGTCTGAATATCTTTTCTACCAGCTTTCAGTAATCCCAGTTCTTTTTGAAGTGTTTCAATTTTTTCTGTTTCAGCAGAACTTTTTAATAAACCCGCTTCTTCTTTAACTCTTTTTAATTCAGCTTCTTTAGCTTCAAGAGTTTGATCCATTGCGGTTTGTTTTTCTTCGACCGAAGCATCTGAATTTAATACCGCATCGATTGTTTTTTGGGCATCTTTATGGGCAGTATCATCAATTCTGTTGTCTCGTTCTTCGGTCATTCCTTTTTGCCAAGATTCCAGAAAATCTACGCCACCGAAAAAGGCAGCTATACCAGCAACAGCAAGGGCGAGTGGACCAGCCACTCCCAATAATGTTATTAGAGGACCAGTTGACAACATAGTTTTCAAAGCGTTCATGCCCATCAACATATCAGCAGCGTTATCCAACGTGCCACCTTCTTTGTCTTCTTTATCTGCTTTTTTATTATCTTTTTGTACTTTTGCTAATGCGCCGGGCTTTGTTTCCGTTTTCTTTACATCATCATTTTCTAATTTTTTATCTTCAAGTTGTTCTTCGGCATTCTCTAAAATATTACCTTCAATTTCGTTTAGGTCAATGAGATTATCATTAAATTCTTCGAATTGGCCCGAGGTTGGCATCATACCAAAACCCTTCAACAGAATATCATTTCTGGTTTGAGCTAATGCTTTTAAATCTCCACCATCACCATCTCCCCCGCCGCTTTGTTGTTTCGTTTCTGTTTCTTCGGTATCGTTATCATCACTGGAATTTAATTTGGATTGATCTTCTTGGTATACATTTTCACGGGCAGCGTCAATTCTAGAACTTCTTTGTCCTAAGGCGTTCGCACCTAAGTTGAATAGTGGATTTTCTGTGGCAGCACCTGCAACATGCATGGCACCTTGCAGACCTTTGCCTAACATATTTGCCAATCCACGACCGCTGAAAATTTTATCACCTTCTGTTAATCCTAAACCCTGTTTGACAGCACCCTTGCCGCCTTCCATGACGGCTTTTTTCTTGACTTGAGTTTTTGATAATACTTTGCCCTCGGCAATAGCATCTTTCAAAATTTGACGTTCTACAGTTAGAATCTTTTCTTTCGCTTTAAAAATTCCTTCATTAATTGCTCTGGCTTCTCTTAGACCTTTGCGGGCAGAGGACGCCAAGAGTTCTTCACGCTTAATCATTAAATCTAAAGCTTCTTGATGTTTTTCGTCAATTTTATTTTGGGTATTGTTTTTAGTCTCAGTCATCACCATTCAACTTTTTTCTATGGGCTATTAACAGATAGTAATTAATATCAAACTCAAAAGGGTACATATTTTCAACTTCTTCGGTACTATAATTGCCATATTGTTTCATGTAAAATTTCGCATTAAACAAAGATTCAACCGTTGTGTCTAATGCGATTAGACGAAAAAATCAATTATATCATCCACATAAACTTTGATTTCCTTTTTACATTTTTTACATTTGAAAGTTTTATCGATTGCAACAGTGCTTGTTTTCAGAATAACATTTTCGACCAATTCTTTGAATTCCAAGTTTTCTAATTCTTCACCTAAATATTTTTCTATATCTTCAGTGGAAAGATTTGGAAAGATTTCGTCACCAACAGCAATGGACTTTATAGAATGAACAATAAACTGAAATCTTTTTTCTTCATTAGTTTTCAGTTGAGATAGTTTGAAAACTTCAGCTTTTGAAAGTTCTTTAACTTCGAATGTTAAATCCGCAATCTCAATAGGTTCAGCGTCAAACGGAACAAATCTGGCATCTTCGGATAGATCGATAATCAATTCAGAGTTGATCTCCCCACAATCCGGGCAGGTGAAACCAAGTTCATGCTCGGCACCCTTGCTGGTACATCTAATTTCAATGGCCAATCTTAGATAATCCACATCCGATAATTTATTAAGGTCAACATCCTGAACACATTTCGAAATAAGTTCTTCAATATGCGCTCCAATTTCCGCACGTTCAATTCCTTCAATCGCATACATAAACTCTTGTTCGTTCTTGACAAGCCAAGGTGTGTACTTGATAACTTGACCATCTTGACATTTGAATTCATGTTGGTGTCTCTTAATTCGTTTTGGTAACATTTTGTGCTCCTTATTCTATTCGGTTTGTTATCGAATCATCATCTTTAGGACCTTTTAGAACGTGAGTTCTGAATTTGAAACTCACGGCTGTTTTGGTCACTTCATTGCCAGATTTATTATAATTTATATCACTAATCTGAAAGGGAAATACATCAACAAAAATATCTTTAAATTCAATTTTACCTGTTGGATTAGTTGAGGCCACAGAAATATGATCGGACTGATAGTTGGACGGATAATCTCTGGTCTTGTTAAATGGATCATAGATCAATCTCATCCAATTTTCAAAGAATCTTCTACAGCTTAAACTCGCATCTTCCAAGAATGTAATGGATAAATCTTGATCGGATCGTTCACCGGCAACATACATCAATCTTCCGTTGATATTTGAACCATTCACTCCAAGAGAGATACCCGGACAACTAACTTCCATAGCATTCCACGTTAATTCTATAGTAGCTAATTCACTTGGAAAATCCAATTTCGGTTTATTTACAGTAACAATAAAGTTCTGTTGGTACTGTAAACCCTTTTTAACATTACTATTTACAATAAATTTTAGAGGATCGTTGAAATCACTTGGCATTATAATAATCCTCCCACAAAACCTTTTGCTTTATCTAACAGAGATTTACCTGCTTCTTCATCACGGATCATTTCTTTCTCCGCATTTTTATTTTGTATTGTGGTATAATTAAAAGTTACTGTGAATTCTGAAAAACCTTCTTCCTCAGATAAACCTATTTCACCGATTGTTATAGGATAAGCGTTAATGATGGAAATCATATACGAATTTTCCATGTTTAGATCACTTTTCAACTGATAGATATCGATATTTGTTAATAAATTCTCTTTGTGATTGACCATTCCTGTGCCATCACCTGAAAACATATCCAGAATATCGTTCATCCAACGGGCAAAATAATTATAAATTATTCTATCATGATCGATAATGAAGGTGATATCAAACTCACCTAAATTGGCGGTTCCGACTGTTGGCATCTTGTAACCTTTCCAGATCAACTCTGGAGCGTTCATGCCAATGGATGGAATTTTCGTAGTCTTAACAGCGAAATCAATCATGGTATCTTGTTGAGCAACCGGCACATCAAAAAAAGATTTTAAAACTTTTGTGGCAGCTGCCTTAATTTGATCGAATATGCTTCCACCAGCCACAGCAGCTTCTGGTGGTGTCGGAATTCTACCGAAACGTACCATAAATAAGTTCCCGCGAGCATAATCTCTAAATTGTCCTTTTAGTACATCAATGTTCATTAGAAGATCCTTGTCCACGTATTAAAAGCGAATGTTACTGAAAATTCCGAAGCCACATCATTACTTTCCATGCTCAATTCCGAAGCTTCGATAGATTTTGGCCAAACATCATTGTATTTGTATATCGCTATTGGATAACCTTTTTGACCTAGATGTTCCACTAGGATAGTGGAACCTGCTGAATATTTATTTGCTAATTGTCTAAAATTAGAACTTTGTTGGACAATATTTTCATGCCAGGAATCCATCAAACTTCTAACTGAATATGCCGTTTCGTTTATAAAAGTAACAGATAAGTCATTATAGGTAGCATCCCCAGCAACCTTTCTTGTTATTCCCAAACGTTTGTGTTCAAGAGTGCCTAGTGTTCTTTCAGGCAAAGAGATTGCTTTCACAACATAGAATAATGACAGAGGATTTCCCATCAAAAATTTGGCGCTTTGAATACTACTTGATAGATTGTTTAGTAATCCACCGGAACCTGTAGATTCAAAAACTGAGGGATTCGGTATAATTTGCACGGCGAATCTGTTTGGACGGGCCACGTCCTTAACATTGGATTTATAGTCATCTATTTTGATCATAAAAAAAGGCACCTTTTAAAATTGTTATAAGTATTTATAACGTTAAAAGGTGCCCGAGTTTTTATTAAATTTTATTTTATGTACAGATTACTCTACCTGTTGTACTCTCTGAAAAAGAGATCGACATAGAATCTTGAGATAAGTGATTTACTTCAGCTTCAGCATTAGCGGTCTTTGTGAAAACTGTTCCGTTCCATATACCAATTTCGATTGCGGTATTTGGAATTCTATTCAGATTATGATTCACTAACCAAGTGTTTGAAGGCGTTTGTTGCTCATGAACGAATCCAGAGATTGAAGCGGCCTGATCATACAACCGTTCCAGCGTTTCTCTTGTTACTCGAACTTGAAATTTAGTGCCTATTGGAAAGGAACGAACAACGCTTCCCTCTTGCCCGCGGACTACAGTGAGTTGATTTCCAACTCTATGGGTAACCTTAACGATTTCCCATTCCTTCGTCTGAACATTTTCAAGCGTTCCAACGTAGAATTCGGAGCCTGCCAATGGAATCGGAAACTTATCTTTATCGGTATCGATTATAAAAATGGAAGTGCTTGTTCCATCTAGTGCCTGATTCAGATACGTTGCCGCATTGTTTTCATAAAGTTGCTTTAAAGCCATCAGTTATTCCTCAAAAATTGCTTCCAGTTTGAGCATGTCTTGTGTGGTAATTTCAGCATTTTCAAAATCATCAATTTTGAATGCCTTGAATTCCAATTCAACAGTCTCATTCATCAATTCCACAAATTCTTTTTGGAACTGAGTCATGGACTCTTTGGGAATTTCAATGTTTTCGGTTTTCTCATTCAAAACACCCAGTTTTTTGACCAGTTTGATCCGTTCTTCTTCAATTACTGCCAGGTTTTCATCCATCAATCTTACTAGCTTATTCAGCTTGAAAGCAAGTTTAAGTGGAAGTTGTTGCTCAGTTAATCTTCCCAGCGGTTCTTTCATTTCTTGAATTTGTCCTAATTTGAACTCCATCTTTTTTTCTCCTTAGTTAAAGTTTATTGGTTAATTATACAACGTTTTACTTGGTTTGTCAAATTATACTGAACGAGTGACAACCCAACCGTAAGTGTTTCCAGTCCAACAGAATTCAATTGAACCGTATTGATTGCTAAATGTGTAGTCTGAAGCTGTACCCATAATATTTTTACCGTTACGGAGAACAGTTAAGGTATTGGTCGAAAAATCACAACCAGCGTCAACAATTTTAATTCGATCAGTGCTTGTAGGCACAGCCGGTAGACTGATTGTTACTGCTCCCGCCCAACCAACAAAGATATTATCAACATTTTCAGCAGCCACAGTGCCCATTGGATCGCTGTTTACAATGCGCCATTCGTGATATTTCGCCGTGTTAATATCAGCTAAAGTTAAAGCCGAGATTTGGGAGTTGATGGTATCAATATCTCCGCCAGTACCGTCTAAATCATCAAGTCTTGATTCATGACCATCTAAAGTGAGTTCGACATTTCCAATATCAACAGCATTAATATCCGCTACTGTGTGGACAGATTCAATCCCATTTTCAATTTTATTTAGATGAACCTCATCAAGTGGTGTGTTCGGATCGTTATTTGCCCAAGTTGTTTTTGTGTAAGCCATAATTTATTCCTATTAATTATGTGGTAATAGACCCACTGAAGGTCTAAGATCAATTTCTGGTGTTAATGGTGGCACAATATTGTCCAATTTCGTGAATTCACGAATTCGCATTCTGGAACTACAGTCATTTGAATTTGAAGTTATTCTCAGATATATATTATTTATATCATGCTCTAAGTTGAATGTGAAAGCATTTGTCATTGCGGAACTAACTTCACCAAATTCTAACATTGAAGGATAGTTTCCATCAAATAAGATGTTCAAATCTTCCATCATAACACCACGACCAGAGTGATCTTCTAATGTAAAACTGATTTTTGCTGCTCGAAAAGAAGCTTTATCAAAAGTTTTCAAAATTATTCCAGGTCGAGCATCTAAGTGATTGACAGTTTCAAGATATTCAGAATCTTTAACTTTTTGATATTGTACATCCGTTAAGTGATTTGTTTGTGGTGGATTTAATAAAGCACCATCACCCTGAACCCCAGACATTGAACTGTGGCTAATGTCAATTGAAGATTCTCGTTCGGATGTTTTGTGCCACGTGGTATCATCTTCATACCAAAGATATTCAGCCCAACCACTATCAACATTCGGATCACCTGTAGCATCAACCACATGAACCCTTAAACCATTAAATTGATCATTGATTGCCAACAGAGCATTGTAATCATCAACAATTCGAATATCTTTGAAGCTAGGTAGATAGGTATCATCAATAACACCAAAGTGATTCAATGGAGCAAAACCAATATCATTCTGTCCTGCCATGTTCAACCAATCATAGAAGGCTGGCGACATAATTTCAGAATCGATCAGCAACGTACCTGTGATATGGTTTAGATATAAAAATTCCAGAGTGAAATCACTACCATTAATAGCGGAAGTTACTGTAATGGTACTTGCGGTATGTTCAACAATAATTGAACTGTTAGTGGCCAATTCAATCGCTATGTCATTGATCATGGTTGACAAAACTGGATTGGCAGGCGCAGTGAAATATTCAGTGGCGTTCTGGTTAAAGTTATACGCGATTTGCTCATTTTCTACAATGTTGCCGGTGAATTCGAAATGATATTTTTTGAAATCACGAATTACGGCGCCCTCGGGCATCAAACTTTTATTGATTCTTCCTGAGCCATTTAGACCTGCGTAACCATCAATTTGATTTTTGTGGGCAACAACTTCGACACCTGAGAGACCGCCCGAAAGAGCATCCCAACCATCTTTATCATCCTGAGAAACGAATAATACATTCTCATCCGAACTGAATCCTGTTTGATTTATAATCGTTGGATCAAGATGACCGTTCATGTCCAGAGTCGAAATACCGTTTGGAATATCGAACAGTTCACCCATTGTTTTGAAAGTTCCGGGTGGACCCTCAATAACCATACCATCCAACAGCACGGCCAAGTTCAGTTTCGCATTGGCATCCAAGCCGGCATAACCATTCGCTGTTCCTTTATTGGTCGTCAATTCGTAATTTGCTGAATCTGAAACAATTTGGTCCCAATTGACAATATCTTGTTCAGTCACCCATTGGTGTGTAGCGTCTTCCACTACATCATTTGGATCCAAAGGTTCGCCTTTATAAGCAAACAGTTTGGTTTCCGTACCATCCCAATAAGCAGGAGCCGAATGATTTGTAGCCCAAAAAATTCTGGCTGCTGTTCCAGTTATTATTGTGGTGGAATCAACATGTTCCAAAATTGCTTGGAGTAGTTGATTCAATCGTAAATCTATATTTGTATAAAAATGCTTACTCATTATCAAGTCCTAGATGATTAAGGATTTTATCAATTTTTTCTTGTTGCTCTTTGAAACCTTCGATCAATATTGACACCAAGTGATCATAAGCGATACCTTCAATAATTCCGTTTTCCACTTTAACAACTTCAGGAACAACATCGAAAACATCTTCGGCGATCAAACCAATATCTGGTGAGCCGTTACTTTTCCAATTAAAAGTTACACCTTCTAATTGTTTTATTGTCTCTGTTGCCAATTGAATTTTGGAAATATTTGTTTTAAATCTTCTTGAAGATATTGAGTTAAAACCTGTGGCATTAACTTCACCTGATCCATCATACTGAACTAAAGCATAATTGTGAGGTAACCAGTTCGCTGAATCCACTAAAGAAAAATGAGTATTGGACATCAGACCATGTTCAGAATCCGTCGCCAGCATATTCCGCCAAACGTCTGACATTCTTATATACCAAGCATCAGGATTGGTAGAAGTGTTTCTCCAAATATTACCATCAACAACTGTGGTCACCAGGGCTGGATCGGAAGGACTAATAAATATTCCCCCACCGCCAGAACCGGTTCCGCTTCCCATCCCCGCGACTTTAGCTTTTTCTAATCTATTTTTAAAAATACGTTTTACAGCCATTGTTTTTCCTTATGAAATTCTGGTGGCGACTATCATAAACTGAGGATAATGAATCGATGTTTGTGTTGATGGTGTTACTGATAAAGTTATTGTCCCCGATCCTTGTCCAATTCCTAAAGCTACCGTCTGGGTATCTGAAGTTGGCGCTGACATACCAATTGTTGTTCCATTAAATTTCAGTGTTCCTATACCAGCACCTGGCGTTCCATTTCCAGAATCATCACTAGCATGAAAACTGGAAGTTACGGCACATTTCCAAGTTCCTGTTGGAAGAGTCGTGTTCCAGGAATAATCGTTAGTTCCTAATCGACCTGATGATACCATATATGTTGAACCGATTGAGGTTCCTGGTACCATAACATTCGCAGATATTTTGGCATCAAAATCTTGGAGAACATTTTGGACATTGGTACTATTTGAGTTGACAAAGGTATCAACCGCTGTTATTTGGGAAGCTGTATAAGCTTTATCATAAAGAGCTTGATCAATATCATTCAAAACAGCCTGAACATTTAAAGCATTGGAATAATGGAATTGGTCAACACAAACTATTGAGCTTGCGCTATTTGAAAGCACTTGCCATGTATTGTCACCACGTAAGAAATTGGTATTATTTCCTCCACTTGGTAAAATCTCGTGCCATGTATTGTCACCACGTAAAAATGTTGAACTTGTTCCACCAGCAGCAATTCTGTCATAAAGAGCTTGATCAATATCATTCAAAACAGCCTGAACATTAGTATTGTTTGAATAATGGAATTGATCGATACAATAAACAGAACTCGCATCGGCAGAAATACTTTGCCAAGTGTTGTCTCCACGTAAGAATGTAGTATTTGTGCCTCCGGTCGGTATATGTTTCGCGGTATTTGTTAAGTGAGTTTCGGTTGTTTGAATCCGAGCCTCAAACGGTCCTTTTAATCGATCCCAAGAAGACAGTGAATTTAATTGTTCAATATCCCATCCTGAAGAACCAACTCTTAAAGGTGAACCGGGAATTCCTGTTGCCACGCTAACTAGAATTCGATCAGCATTTTGCAGGTCCTGAATACCTGTACCACCATTTTCTACAGGTAGAATATTGATCGAGTTCGCAAGATCGTATTCCACATATCTATCATCAAGTTTATTTGACATAATTTCCTCTAAAACTATTTATATCTTTGAATTTACGCGGGTTCTGTAGGCCAAATAACATCATCAGCATTGGTAAACGTGTTAGGTAAATCCCTTAAGGATTGTCGATACGCAATCCAAGCATCTTTTGTGGTTTGATCAAACGGAATATCGTTTACTTGAGTAAAATCCGAATTTCTTAAAAGCTGGTCTCTAGTATCCCGAATTTTCAACCATTTATCTGCCTCAACAACTTCCGCATCGTATGTTGTTATGAAACCATCAATTTCAGTTGTTGTGGGCTGATCCTCAGTTCTTGTCCATGCTGAAATAAAAGGTCCATTACCGTCAAGTAAATCACTTAATTCCCAATCACCAGGCACAAAATCTGTATATTCTTTTTTTAAAATTTCATGTAAATTCATTTATCTCAACTCCGTCCAATAATATATTGTAATAGGATTAACAGTTCTTAATCTAAAATAATGATTTTCCGGCACGATAACCATCTGTCCAGTAAGAACAGAGGACTGGAGAAAAGTGACCCAAACTGAACCGTTTGTTGATATTTCTGGAAAAATATCATCACCGGTTGCTCTAACTTTGATCGCAATTGGTTTACTTGTAGTGTTTTGGTAACTAACATTTGCTGACCGAGAAGCAGTAACATCTTGCCAGGTTTGAGCAATTCCTAATCCAACAGTATTATTTTGAATTGTTGTTACCAAATCGGTTATATCAGCAGAAACGTGATTATGTCCATCAACAGCAAAATATGTGGAATCGTGGCTGTCAAGTTTATCAGAATCCGCAGCTTTGTCACCAATTCCAAGATAGGTAAGATCGTGATTATGTCCATCAACAGCAAAATATGTGGAATCGTGGCTGTCAAGTTTATCAGAATCCGCAGCTTTGCCAGCAATTCCAAGATAGGTAAGATCGTGATTATGTCCATCAAGAGCAGCACCAATTTGGGCGGCAGTAACAACATGAGGATTGCTTGTGTCTGAAACGTGAGTGCTGATAGCCGCAAGTGCGGCTGGATCCAATTCAGTGAAGTTCGTTTGCCAATCTTCAAGTGTGCTGATTCTCGAAAGAACGTTCACTGAATCAACATGAACTCCAGTGTCCGCAATATGAGTGTTCATTAAAATTGTGTTATCAGAACTTAAATCCGCATAGGTGTATTTTTCATAAAATTCGATTACATCACCTGAATTTACAGGAACCAGCATTTGAACAGTATGTAAATCCGTTTCGGTGTAGTCAACATCAAGAATCTGGCGAACGCGATTCAGATAAAGTTCAAGAGCTTTTTCACCGATGGTATAACTACCTGCGTTTGGAACAGTGATAATTTGATTTGTTGAGGACGCAACGAAATATTCACGTAATCTGGTGTATGTACCGATAGAATAATTCCAAGAACCATAGAAAACACCAAAACTGTGGAATTGAACATCATCAGCATCCAGTTCAAATTTAAAATACATTTCATCTATCACACTAGCGGGTATTATGATATCGTTTTTATCGATTGGAATCCAACCGGGATCCGTTGCACTTAGTGGATCTCCCCCACCAGAACCAACCAATGAATAAGAAATTGTTACTCCATCATTGTCAGTTTTGTTTGTTAAGGGATGAACAAAGAAACTGAACAGATTGCCAGCATGATCTGGATTCCACATATTTCTTGTAGTGACATACCATGGACCTCCAGGATAATCCTCCACTTTATACAGGGAATTTTCACTAGACCAATTCAAGTTTTGTGTAATGACTGAATCCGCTTGATCAATTTCATCAAACAGGTCATAATAGCCAAAAGCGTAAGGAGTTTTATCTAAAATTTCAGCATAGTACTCCAATTCTGAAGAACCAGTTCCAGTTCCAGCACCACCTTCACCAGAACCCATAATTTTCCAGTCTATTCCATCATGAGTGAACTGCCATCTATCTATGGATTCGTTGTAGCGAATTCCAACTGGCCATTCAGCGCCACGGTCAACCATTAAGGAAAAGTTGTTTTCTGGAGAACCTGTAATCTGAGCAGTATTGGCACGAATTTTTCCACCCTCAAGAAGCAAGGAAGCATCACCGCCAATAATAGCATCATCTTCTGAGATTAAACCTTCCTCAAAAGTGATTGTCCGACCGGCAGTATCAGGAATATCCTTTCGGAGAAACATCATATCACAGTCGTTTTTTGTATATATAATGCCATTTGTGACTAAAATTTGGACAAAGGCATCAATATCTTCTGGTCTTGTTGTTAGAATTCTGTGATAGGTTTCACCGTCATCCATAGAAGCTTCATAACAAGCATCAAAAATATTGTAACGAACGTAGTCCGTGAAAAAACCTTGTTTCTTCTCGATACTTACACCAAACAGACCTTTAACTAAAGCCACATTAAAGAATTCAATTGTGCTTGGTTGTGTCGGTGGATTCAGTGGATCAATAGGTGCCGCAGCAAACGTCAAAAATACTTCAGCGTGGGCTAATATTGATGGTATATTTACCACATTGAGATTAAAGGATACTTGAAATCTTTTTTCATGTCCGAATTCATCAAATTGTGGTTCGATTATTTTAACTAGGTCCGTCTGGAAATCATTTGGATCAGAATAGTTTATGTCCTGGATCAACGGTTCCCAATGATTCATTCCAACTTGATGTCCACGTATAGAAACTTGAATAGGACCAGAAATTTTTACATCGAGAATCAAAGTATGAACGCTATCATCGGACAATCTGTAACAAACATCCTGGCGAATATAATCACCAATATTTATTACATGATTTCCTGGTCCAGAAGGCATTCCATAGAATTCCCATCCAGCCATTTTTTGATTGTTAGCTGAATCCCTAACAGATTCAGTAACACTTGGATTAATAATTTTATTTTCAAATCCACCTTCACCTAACTTTTCAATCATAGTATTATAAATTGATTTAATGTTAAAAAGTGAAGATTGATCTGGTATTAAAAAATTGTCATTCATGTTTAAAAACCTTTATACTCATGTTTTCATTATGTAACAGAGCGCGAAATATGGAGGCAAATTTTTGTTGGTTGCTGTTCCGCCTGTTGAATGTATTGATATTCCAGTTGCTTTACTTTTTATGGAAATACCAGTTGTTTTAGATAGAGCAGCTCCAGTTAAATCTCCGGCACCACGAGAAGTGTGATAAAATGCCGTGTGACCTGTTGATGTGTTTCCACCTTTAACTGTGTGGGTGTGACCTGGATCAGTAACACTATGGGTATGTTTTGGATCGTTAATTGTGTGATTGTGACTTACAAGTGAAGCATCTTTCGATCCACCGGTAGCACCAACAGCATAACTACTTCCAGCACCGATAATAAATCTGTTTCGTAAGTCAGGTGTTCCGTTTGCTCCATCACATAATTTCCAACCAGAGGGTATATTAGTGGCAGCTCCGCTCCATAAAACAATCATACCAGTTTTAACTGACATTAAATCCGCGGCATGATAACCATCAAGTAAATCAGCATTTAGACCGGTGCCTATACCATCATTTTTGTCTGTCCAAACTTTTGCCCAATCACTCCATACTAATGGATTATGAACACCAGTTCGTATTGAAGCTTCTGGTTCTGTAGCATGAAAAATCATTTGCGCTATTGTGTCTTGGGAACCATGTAATACTAATAATTGGCCCCAATCATAACCTGTCGGTAAATTAGGATTGGTATTTTGAACTCGCCATGCCCCTGAGGCTAAGATATCATCCAAATCTGTATCATCTGCAAATTTTGATACCATTACATCGGTATTAGTTGTCAACATGAAATCATCTGCTTGATGACCGTCAAGCAAATCAGCGTTTAGTCCCGAGTTTGGTCCATCGTTGGCACTATTCCAATTTTGAATTGTTGTTACATCAATAAATTTTGTTGAGGCTGGTTTTGAAACATCTTCATAACCGGTAACTCGATTAACCTTTTCGCCTTCAATAGAAGAAATCCATACCATTGAACTAAATGAATTCCAATAACCAATTCTTGGAAACCAAATATTAAAAAATCCATCACCATCCATTAACAGAGTCACTATACCCATTGATAGAATATTTGAACAGACTGAAGTTGAGGTATGGAACACTCCACCATATAGATAGGTTTGACCATTGATAACATGTGGCGGAAGGGCCACACTGTAGCTTTTACCAGTAATTTCAAAGTTGATACTAGGTCCATTAGTACCAGAAATATTAATGTCTGTTTTGATCAAAGTGCCATTTGTAAAATCGTTGAAGGAAATTATCCCGGCTGCTGAATTGGGAGCGGTTTCAACAGCAGCCAATCTGCCTTCAAAAGCAATAATATTTGGAGTCGCACGTTCGATGGGAGTAACTTTTTTGCTAATTACTCTACCTATTCCGGGCTCATTTTTAATAATTTGTTCTGACATAGATTTTCTTCCTGATCAAAAAGTTTGTTTTGAATATTTATATTATTTTTGAACGCTTGCTTCCAAACTTTGAATTCGACTTTCTAATTCTTCAATTGTTTCTTGTTGTTCTTTGATACCTTCAATTAATAGACCAACAATGTTGCCATAAGCTACAGATTTTAGATCCTCTGGAGTTTTACCTTGAACAACCGCTTCAGGGAGAACTTTTTCAAGTTCTTGTGCTAAAACACCAGTGTGTCTTTCATTATTAAAATCCATTCGGTCAAAAGTGTAACCGTTGATTTTACCAATTTTTTCAATTGCGTTTGGAATTATTTCAAGATTCGTCTTAATTCTTTCATCTGAAAAAGCAGTTACGTTGCCAGTGGCGATAATATTGCCCATCACCTGAAGATCAGCCGCGGTTGCTTCACCTGTGCCACTTAAAATCAATCCGTTGGATTCATGGCGAAGCTCACAAGCGGTAAAGCCGCTTCTATGAAAACCAATAGCCACATCAGTTTCATTAGTTGATCTTAATTCTAACTGACTGTTTGAATATGTGGAGCTAGTTCCTATATTTCTTATAATTGTTAATTTGCCGTTTATAACAGCATCAACATCTGCCCGTAAATATTTTGAAGAAAGTGCTACGGATCCTTCAACAAATGATGTGGCAGAAATAGTATTGGCAGAAATAGTAGTAGATGAAATTACAGGAACATTCAGTGTTCCGCTGAAACTTCCAGCTCCACCAAAAGAACAGTCTCCTGTTACTGTCAAATCACCATTTAAAGTACCGTCAATATCACTTCGTAAATATTTGGCAGAAATTAATGTTCCGTTCTCAATAAAGGCTGATGCCGTTACGGTATTCGCTGTAATTTGAGGAACAGTTATTGTACCGGCGAAACTAGCATCCCCACCAAAAATTGCGTTTCCTGAAGAATTTATAAGAACATTTTCTTTTCTTGATGCCCATCCGGAAACCCAATTATCAGGTGAAGCGACAACTCTTACACTTGAATCCCCACCAAGCCATAATGTTTCAGACGGTCCCATATTTGTTGAGTTTAAATAGTTTGCTGTTTCCCCAGCACCAATCCCGAGTTGAGTAGCGTTGGTGTTTCCAATTACATCCGCGGAGATTCTTGTAAAACTTATAGGACCTACTGCTGTATCGGGAACATCTGAACGTAAAAATTGCGTTGAATCCAAACCATCCAAAAGTTCAGAGTCCGCCACTATGCCGCCAGATGGAGCGCCACCACCGGTGCCCGATCCATTTATAACTTCAGAATAAACCTCTTTAAATACAACATATTTTGTATCCATCAGAGCAAAAGTAAACGTGACTTGATTACTTTTTTCCACAAATCCAACATCAACTTCGTTATAATCGATTCCCTCAAGCATTCTGATTCCGTCATAGAATACTTCAAGAGATTTACCGTCTCGATGATACCAATTGGTACCAGGAATTGTTACAGGCTGTCCTGTTGCTATGTTGGAATTAAAAACCTCAAGGAATCCATTTGGAGGATTTCCGGAAATAGATTCATGTCCGAATAAAACACCATATGATGTTACGCGAGTAAGTCCGGCGGACTCGAACGTCAGCCGAATTTTTAACTCATCAAATTCCTCTGGAGCGAAAACAGTTTCTTTGATTGGACAAGCGATCCATCCTTGATACACTCCCGCAATGCCATAGTTGTAATCGGCAGTGAATACAGCAGTACCTTCAATAACCGGATGAATATATAGAGAATTTGAGCTTGGTGTTCCAGCAGGAATAACGTTGTCAGTCTCGAAAGAATCTCCGGCTGTTCCAGTTATGCTACCAACACCTGTTCCATCAATCGCTGTGGTATAGGATGCGCCATCATGAAGAATGACAGTACCTTGTTCTTGAAGGGTATTATATGACACATTTGAAAAATCCGAACTTTCCAAAAGTGCTTGAAAAACCATATCTTCTCTGGTCCAATCACCACCACCAGCTCCACCACCAGCTCCACCGTCGGCAGAAATTGTTAAAGCAGGCCAAAGTCCACCCATTCCATCATCAATATTTGAAGCTTCAATGGTAATACCGGCACCTTCAAGAATATTATCTTGATGAATAAAAGCAATAGTTTTTTGTTCAATTAACAGATTCATTTTAGCATCGAAATCAGGTGAATCTGTCCAAATTTGTTCCCAAGTTATTCCTTCATCGACTGTTATTTCCCAAAAATCATGAACATTATTCCATCGAACTTTTTCACTTAATTCGGCATAGGTTGCTCCTAATAGGGCAAGATTTCCGATTGTCATGATAATATTTTTAAATGTAATCTCAACAGTAACATTCGATGTATTTTGAATTTTGAATTGGGCATTCCCGAGAGTTCCAGAGGATTTTGTTTTAAATCTTAGAACATTTTTCTGATCTTCAATGACCATTTCAACATTATTTTCAACATTGGAATCCACAATAAAGTCCGCAGTTGTTGATTCAACACTTATTGTAACTTCGGCAGTATTATCTCTTTCGGCATCAAAAACTAACGTGTATTCAGTATCTAATTCCAATGCCAAATCTTGTGTCATTTGATCCAGATCGGAAAATTCATAGGTGATAGTTTTGTTATCTAAATCAATTGACGTTGGTGTGTCAACATCAACTGTGCCCAATGAATGCCAAGCAAAAACTGAACCTGCTCTTGTTTCAAGAAAATTTGGATTTTTAATTTTATTAACAAATTCTTGAGAGAATAAATCATCTTGAAATTTATTTTGATTTTGCTTAAAATTAAAAATTGAAGCATTAGGTTGTGTTTTATATCTATCCATTATTTTACCTTAAAGAATAATCTTGAATTGTTCAGTACCATCAATGTAACCTCTATAAACAGGCATCTTGTTTGCTACATAAAACAACGTTCCCAAATCATTAGTGTGATTGTTTGGATCGAAAAATGTGGATCTTCCGTTGTAATCAGGTCCAGTATTGTTCCCGGTGCCGCAGTGGACAAGAGCGTTTGAAAGACCATCAAAATATCTCGGTTTCCAGCTAATAAACAATTGACGATAAATGTCAGTTGTTGGGGTCACCGAATCAAGTTCCAGATTGACCATAATTAAATTGAAATTTTCTGAGGCACCTAGACTCAAATCTTTTGTCAAGGCATACATTTTGCTGATCGTAAGACCAGTAATATAATCTTCATCAATATCTACTGAATCCATACTCAGCATGTTCGGATCAGCAAGAGCAATTCTCATGTCCTCGAAATGTTGCCAAACAGGATTCGAACCATCATAAGGAGCAGGAATTTCGTAAGCTAACCAAACATCATTCTGAGTCAATTGGTGTAAACCAACCACATCAAATATGGATTCATGAATATCCTGTGAACGGATATATGAAATTGGCAATCCTGGAGGATTGTTGTCTGCCACCGGAGCAATATTCGAAATTACAGGCAGAGATTCTTTAAAAATACTAAATCTGTTATTGATGTTTGAAAGCGTTGTCAATTTGAATCTAACTTTTCGCATTTCGGGCGGAGCAGGATCAGGTTCAGAGTTTGATATCATGTAGCTAAAGATGTACGCATTTTCGGTATTCGAAATGTACGTTTCCTCATACTGGACACCATCAACCAACAAAGCTCCGGTCATGTCAACCAAAAAGAAGGTTGAGTTTTTGGCAGTCTCATCATTCTCCATCCAATTAATGAAAGTGGCACCTATACCAGTAACCAAATATTCACCATTTAGATTGATTCGTCTTTCAAGATCCGTACAACCAGGCACGATATCCGCGCTTGTGGCGTCCATTGATCCAATCGGACCATATTTCAGTTGAACCCTCGTACTCAATCCAGGATATTCGAATTCTTTAATGATTTCAATTTCAAGAAGATTTTCGATATCCTTATCGAAGTTCATCACAAAATATTTACAATTTTTAGTAACGGTACCACCAAAACCATCTGAAACTTCACGATATAGTATAAACTCATAAGTAGGATCGATTCCTCTTAGAGTCATCCATTTTTGATTAATAAAAATACATTCAATATTGCTCATTCCATGAACAACACCGTTTTGAGAAGCTTCAGTTAAATATTCCAATCTGTCATCATTGGCCTGAGGAACTTCAGTTTCTCCATCTGCGTAAGTGAATCTAGCAACCTGTACGGCTGTGGTACCGTCATTGCTTATATTCATTAATCTATGTTGGTCATCATAAATTTCGGCATGTGCTGTTTCACCAATGATATCGTTTGGCCAAGTTTGACCAGAAACTGGTGCGTATCGGCAAAGGGTGCCTTGACCCCACGTTTCATGAGACCGGCTGAATCCTAAATAGGAATCTCCACCACGAAGCAATTCATAAAGGAGTCTTAATTGATTGTCGATAGTTGCGCCTGATAATAGATTAAATTCTACTGCCATTTTGGATACCTTAAATTGTTATGTTAGGGCCAATGTAACTTACATCATCCCGTTTTAAAATTACTTCTAAATTCACGCCTGTTGAGTTCATTGTGATTTTAGGTACTGTGCTATCAACCTCAAATAAGATTGAACCACCATCACGTATAATGAAGTGGAACTCATTAAAAAGACCACTAATTAGATTCTCTGTTCCAGCTACATCATTATAAAATACTTCGTACTTATTTCCAACGTTTGTAATATTTATATTTGAAATAATTGAGCTAATTCTGGCAAAATCCAGTTCAGCATCATAGTTGGATTCATTAAATGTATACTCTTTCTCTGATCCAGAATCACCGAGAAGCATAGCGTTGTTGGAATTGTATTCATCATCAACACTTTTGTCCAGAAAGTTTGTGAGATCACCGTTTGGCAATTCTCTGGTGAGCTTTATGTGTCGATTATCAAGTTTATAGTTGAAAATTGGCATACTCATGTCTTGGAAATTTAGGTCCAGTACAATGTTGAAGACATCATTCGGATTGGTTAGAAACTTCAATCTTGGAGAATGCGTTTCGATGGTTCCGAATAAGCTGGCTCCCTTGTAGATTCGCCATTTGTATACAGCGGCAATACCACTTCTCAGGAATTCAATTTCCCAAAGATTTTCTGTTTGTAGAATCTTGAACAGGGGCTTATCACCTGTAATGATCTGACTTTCAGGCACAGCGACATCCACCGAAACATTTCTATATTCGGTTCTGAGATCGTAGAATAGGCCTTCGGTCGCAGTTGCTTGGCTTGTGTTGTGATACTCAACTTTCGCGGAATAGCTCGTTTCCTTGAACGGAAATTCTTTTGGAGAAGTCAGGTCACTCAACATAGCATTTCCTGTATAGGTGCCGTATCGGAAAGTGTTGCCGTATTCGTCAAGATAATCTGCCACATCAATATAGGAAATTGGTGCAAGCTGGGAATGCATTTCCCAGAATTCCTCAAATTCCTCAGCGTCAAGGATCTTCATCTGATGCCAATTTAAAGCATCTTTTGGCACGTAAACATAGAAATCATTCCAACCAAGTGGATGTGTAATATCCTTTATGTCATCAATCCAATATTTCTCAGGAAGAGTTGTGCTAACCCGATAGATAAAGTTGTTGTATGGATCAGGATCCACCGAAACATAATAATAACCGATTGAAGAACTGAAAATTGAAATCAGAAATTGCATCTGAGTTTTATTACCTTTGAAATAGTTCATTAAGGTAATGTTTTTAAACAGAATTTCTTTTAGGTTTTCAGCTTCTTGAGCATTTATTAGAATTATGGACTGATCATTTAGATCGGTCATGTATCTGGCGTATTCAGGCAAATATTGGCTCACAAACAACTGTTCAATTATTTTACTATTTTCAAATTTCTTGATTAAATCTGTATTGTCCAGCATAGCATCGATTTTTTCTTGATCTTGGACTTTGAAATATGTATTATTTTCAGCATCATATTCAGTAACTGGATATTCATAATCAAAAATGTCAGTAACTTCATGAACAATTTGGTCAATATCAATTAAAGCGTCCAAATTCCGAGCTTTAAAATAAATATCATTAAAAAATTGGTTCAGTTGAATCTCATCAACGCTAGGTATTTCTCCATCAGTTTTGAAAACAACCGTACTAAGTTCGAACGGAATTTCGGATTCTGGCGGAGATAATGGAGCAGTTTTACTTTGATATTCTACACCATTAACAAAACCCATAACAACTTGTTCCCGGGTATACGTGGCGGGTATAGCCAATAATCCTGTCCAGTAAATCATTCCGTTACTGTCCGAAGGTCTTTCTAACAGAACATTATACAACATTTCAACAAATGCCGTATCATCCATATTGGTATAATAAGGAGTTTCCAAGTTGTCGATTATGTGTTGCCAGTGAGTATCAGACACCAATCGAAATTCGTTTGTGCCGAAGATGAATTGATAAACGTATCCAGCTTTGAATTCGTTCACGTAGATGTCAAAATAATTATTTGAACCCCACTCATAAGGAACAGTGTATTCAATTTGAACTTTATCATTGTCAATATCTTCTGAAGCTGGGAGATATCGATAAATTTTTACTGAATCTTTATTCAGTGATTTTTCTCTTATTGTGGAATCTGTTAACACCCGAATAATACTGGCAGAAATTGGGATATCATAAAGATTATTATAAACACTTGTAAAAGTGGTTTCGTCTTCAGAATATTGAACATCCATAATTTTTTTGGATTTTATACCATCAAAGTCCACTTGAATTTTAAGGTCCGTGTATTCTGCTTTTGAAGCAAGAAGAATGGCATGAAATTTGTCAAAATCTACTAATGAAGGACAGTCGAAAATTAAAACAGGATTTCTATCTTCATCCTCGTAGAACGCCTTGAAGGTTTGATCGGATTCGATCTCCATAAAATAAGAGGTATTCAAAGCTTCAGCTTGATGGAAAACAACAGTTCCTTCATGGAGAATATCCATTCCATCATCATGGAAATGAAATGCGAAATCGAGTTGTTCTGGGAGAAAAATGTTGTTGGGATAATCTTCACCACTTAGACCAAAGGCATAGTTGGTTACTTCACCTTCATTGGTGTTGTGAAAAACTCTGATACCAGCACCAATCAGCTCGGTCACTCCACCATTAAAGTCAAAAGCGTCCGTGATATAGGCTCTGGCATCCCAGTTTTCACCGTCCGAAGTTTTTGTGATATGGCCTGTGAATAGATCAACAGCAAAGTTCTTTTTGAATGTCCATTGTGGATAAATATACATAGTTTAACCTAATATTTCTTTCAAAAAATTATTTTTTCTTATTTTTTCTTCATTAAATTTTAAAAAGCTTCTGTCTTTTGGACAATGTCGCCAGCAATAACCTACCTCATTAAAATGTTTAAATGGTTTTCCCTCAAAATGGGCAGTTCCAATATTTAAAATATTTTCTGGATAAATCATGTAATCTTTCATTAGATGTTTATATTTATCTACAGTTTTTCTTTTGTATATTATTAATTGGTGTACATTTGTTGGATGTTCAACCATTTTTTCGAAACTATATTCTTGGCCGACGGTAATTCCTGCTTTCAGAAAATTACCATGCTCATCAATTCGTTCATAATCACAATACATTCCACAGCAATCATCATCCCAAGCAGATATCATTTTTTGAAATATGCCAGGCTTAATTATATCATCTGGATCAACATACGAAACAAATTCTGCTGAACCGTGATCGAAACCATTTATTCTAGCTTGACCTAGCTTACCTAGAATACCAGATTCAAAATACACATTAATCGGTTCATTTTCCAATGAGCGCAAACAGGATTCAAAATATTCCTCTGAATCTCTGCCCATTTTTAGAATATGTACATCTATATTGAACATTTATTGGGGCTCCGGCATTTTTGTTTCCTTTAAATGATTTTACATTGGTTGTTCTGTTGGTTCTTGTGGTCCAAATTCAATTTGTTGTAGAAAATTATGATCGTTTCCATTCGTATCGTGTAAACGTACTCGATCAATATCATATTGTCCACCACCATTTGCT